TCTTTTTTTTTTGCCTCTTCTTCCTTTTTCATATTCGCTTCATCCTGCTTTGCCTTTTCTTCCATGACCTTCTTTTCGTCTATTGCCTTCTGCTCTCTCTCCATTTCTACTACTTTCATTTGCTCGCTTGTAAGTCTTGGCATCTTGAGGATATCACGAATCATTTGTCTATCATCATCGGTAATATCAAGAAGTCATGCTTGGTATGCTTGATCAATCGCACTCATCTGCTCATCCATAGAGATAGAGCCTATATCTGATACAGTAAGCTTAGGATAGCTTTTTACTCCATTCCAATTCATGTCTACGAGTTCCTTGATATGCTCGTTCATCACATCTATCCAAAAATCGGCAATCCCCTGCAAACCACGAAGGAAAAATGATGATTGATCTTTTGATAGTGCATTACTTCCTCATTCTCCGCTTGTAAGATTTAAGAATCCTGCGAGGATAGAATCGTACATCTTACGATCATGATGTTTTATAGCTTCCTGAATCATCGTTCCTACTCCTGTACCTTTTGGAGTAAGTATTTCAAGAGTCTCTACATCATCGGTATACACTCCATACGATTGCTCGTTTGATCGAATATTCTTAAGCATTTCTACGAGCTTATTCTTATTCGGCTCATTCATAGAGTTCTTTACTTTCGCTACTGGTACTCATACTCCATAGCGTTCAGCCGATATACTCTCGATTTTGTAGAGGAGATCTTTATAAAAGTAGTGCTTATATGCAGGGCGAAAGATAGAAACACCCTCGAAATTATTTCCCTCTCTCTGATACGAAAATAAGATAATTTTATTCCAGGGGATTTCATTATATACGGATTTACTCTCATCGCTTGAGAATATCTGCTGTGTGACTCATACAGGATGACCATCTACCCACTCTGTTTGAGTTTTTGTACCCCATGTATCATGCGAGCGAGGGATACGAGGGCTAAACTCTTTCCATTCAATCTTTCCGTCTACCACTTCATAGATCTTCTCGAAATAGTAGAATCCGAAATCAAGAAAGCCGAAAGACTCACGAAGGAAATGTTTGAATTTTACTTTCTCAAAGAGATTATGCGTAATAAAGTCCGCAATATCCTTATCGATCTTTTCTTCTCATCCTGATTGCACTTGCCACTTGGCGGATATTAGAGGCTGTTTTATACTCGCTAAAATAGCGATAGCCGTAGCATCGCTTTTTCTCATCTCATCGTATACCTCTACAGATTTCGGGAATTGAAGGTCATTATTATAGTCTTCCTGAATCATTCAAGAGCTTATATTCGTACCTGTTACCCCATGTGTTGTTATTATCTCATCTGTCTTCGGTTTCTTACTGAATAGGTCAAGAATTCACATAGGAAGAAAGTTATTTACTTTCAGTATATGCGAAATTTATAAAATTAAAATCTTTTTTGAAAGATATTGCCAACAATCGTATAATCATCCTTATTCGCCTCGGCTTTCGTTTCTCCTATCACGCTATCTCATCAGTCGATTATTTGCGATCAATAGAATGCAAGAGCGAGAGCATCCGCAAAGTCAGGAGAGTCGAGCCCTTCTTTCTTCATGTCCTTTTTTGACTTGATGAATATTTTCCCATTCGATGTATAGTCGTACTTGATGTTCGAGATATCTTTAATAAGCCTATCCACGTCATAGATACGTATTTTTCCGTCTATAAACGCCTGACGTAGCATCCAGTATATTTCCGCTTTTATATCTCTGAAAGTCTCACTATCACGAGCAGAAGAAGCATTATTGATAGGTATGACATTATATCCAAGTTCTCTTAGTCGATCTGTCACTCATCCACCGACTCACGTATCATCCACTACGAAATAATCGAATTCTTTATTAAATCAGAGGTCATTAAACATTGCTATCGCTTCTCATGCTGTCTTCATCGTGTCTTTACCCTTGTAGCTTCGCATATTCTCGTGCATCTTGCCATTATCCATCGCGACAAGTACGGTCGTATCTCATCCGAAGCGAGCTACGTCTATGCCTATGCAGTTTCTACGGGGTCGCATAAGCCACTCTTCCTCTGTCCATTCTTTCTCTAGGGATTGCTCTATCCATGAAAGACGAATAAGGGTATCATCTCCTTCATCGGGAAATATCGCCATAACCTTCGATTGGAATATTGCCGTATCTTCTCACCATCTCCATATCTTATCCCACGCCCACATAGGAGTTACAAGTTCTGGATATACGAGAGGAAGTGAAAGTACTTCTTCTTTTGAGAGTTTCTTGAGATCGGCTACATTCTTAAGCCCATTCTTCGTGAAGTTCGGAGTATCAAATACCGATATCGAGATTTTATAGTATGAATCATCCTGGAATGAATCATAGAACCCTCACATCGCGATAGTCGGGTTTCAGATATAGAGAAGTTTTGTACCTTCTCATGTCATGAGGGCTTCGAGGGCTTCTAAAGATTTCGCTTTTATACCTCACGCCTCATCGGCTATGTTTAACTGATTTAGGCTATGGAATCATTGGAAATTCGATTCTTCGTCAGATGAAAGACCGAGCATATACCACCGCTCGTCAATCTCAAATTTGGTCTTATTCATTTTTCATCCGAGAGGTACTTTTGCCTTTTTATGTGCTGACCTTAATTCTCTCCAAAGCACGTTCTCAATTTGGCGGTGAGTCGGGGCTGTTGTTATCACTATAGAATCGGAATATGCAAATTGAAACCATAAAGCGATACGTGCGCATATGTACGTCTTTCATACTCAAAAACATGATTTGACCGTGACACGCTGATTATCTCGCACTGCTGTTATGATCTCGTCCTGTTTCGACCAATGGGGAGTATCTAGAACGCTATCAAAAAATACAAAAGGATCTTTCTGGATTGTTTCTTGGAATTGTGTGAGTGCAAGTTTCTCCATAACGACAAAATACCCTTTATAGGGCGTTAAAATTGATATATCCGTGTCCAGATTGGTATGGATTACAGTGACGGATATCGCTCGAAAGGATATTTGCCCGTATGATGATCGCAATCGCTTTGAACATAGGTATTATAGCGGTTATTGGTAGAAGTCAATTATGAAAATAAATACTTCAGCACTTTCCTTATTATTTCTTTTCACTCTTTCTTATCCTTCCATTCTTGAAGTTCTCGGAACTTCTTTGGTGACAATGGCGGTATAAGTGGAGACATAAGCGGTTTGTTAAAAAATTATTTCTCATCTTTCTGCGGTGTCTTCGTGAGTGCAATGAGTCAATCTGCGAGAGTGAGAGAGCCTTTGAAAGTATTCTCGCTTTCTGTCTTATCCTTCCAATCAAAATTATTCTTGAGATTGAATATAGAAAACGTGGGATTAAATCATCATTTTAGGGCTCATTCTTCAATCACAGATTCAATAAATTGCTTCGCTTCCTTTATTGTGTGAAAGAACTCTTCTTTCTCCTCATAATTTACAAGTGTTCTTCTACTTGTGTCAAGTGCCACCGCTAATCCTGATATAGTAGGGATTTTTATCATCACGAGTTCCTTATATGGCTCTTTCCTCCATCCGTCACCGTCTTTCTGCCTAAATCATTTCTCATCCCTCCAATCTCTCTCTTTCCATTGCTCCTCAAAACATGATTCAAAATATTTCTTTATTTCCTTCTCTAGGACTTCCTTGTTTTCAAACTTTAGAGGTCTGCCTATCATATTTGGATCTACTTTCTTTTTACTCACTACTTTTCTCCTCTTTTTTTTCTTTTTAGGAATAGGTGGATTCTTTGGTTTTACTATAGGCTGTTTGTCTGTCATAAAGCGGATTTAAGATAATGATATTATACGGAGATATGGAATAATGCAAGTTGTCGCTATTTCCCTTCTTTCGGATAACATTCTGCACATACAGGATATCAGAATCCGTGTTCTGTATGGATCATTCTGCTTGTATACGATTCTCAAAACGTGATCTCCTTCCCACACTCCGCACAATCTATGAGCACTTCCATATCACGAGTTACAAGTATCGTCTTTTTAAGAGGAGATTCAAAAGGCTCGTAAATATGTTTGTCAGGATTCCATTTTTGTAGTAGCATTATTTAATAGGGTTAAAAAATCTCCATTGGTTTGCGTATTTATCCGCTGCGGAATGAAATGCAAATTCAACATTTCAATAATGGGCTATAGCTTCTTTTAAGAAGAAATCAAAGTCGTTCTTTTCTATAAAATGTTCAAGCCTTTCTTTCACTTCCTCAATGCTACTTGCGAAGAATGCAATCCCTCACGCTCGTATAGTATCATCAATGTACTTCCGCTGATCCACCGCATGAGAGTATTTCTTGAGAGTATTTCTTGAGAGTCATCGCC